GACGACTGCATCAACCCGCTATCGGACAATCGCAACTGGCTGAACGTGCCGTGATCGGACTCTGCACTTGCGGCAATCGAGTATTCCACCGGCTCGCAGACACCGTGTTCTTCGAGAAAGGTGTACCGACGCCGGTGTGGCCTGGCGCCATCATCTACGAGTGCGCCGCTTGCGGCGCCACTTATCGGCACGAAGATGCCGGCGCATAGCTGCCGACCTCGGCCGCCGAGCCAACGCTACTCGATATGAGCGCCCGCATTGCGGACGCCACACGAGCAGCGATCAAGGACACCGAGTACGAGTTCTACAGCGCCGTGATGCAGGCAAGCGGCGCATCGTTGGAAGAAGTCCAGCGCGAGCTGGCTAAGACCGCCGCTGGAGACGTGTCATCGCAGTGACCAGCCGCTACAAGGGCGACTGCCGCTGCGGGTTCACGGCCGTCACGCCGCTCGGCACCAACGTAGACAAACGGCTGCGCGTGGTAAACGACAACAGCGCGATGGCTGACCGCGCCGGCTTTGAACTCAACGGCGGCGCCTCGATCAGCTTTTTCTACCGGAAGGTCAACGACACGAATCCGCCAAACAAGGTGACGATTCAGGTGCGCCGCGACAACGACGGCACCGTCATCCGCACCTACCAGACCCTTGCTGCGGAGCCAGCCGACGGTACGGCTTTCACCTTCTTTGCCACCGCCGACGGCACGAACGCTACGGCCGCTCGCGCCGGCGTGTATCGGCTGTACCTGCGGACCGTCAAGGACGATTCGGCGCTGAACGCGCTGGACTACGACCTGGACACTGACGGAACCCTGACCACGGCTGTCGGCTTTGTTGGCACCGCATCGTTCGCTGATTCCGGCTGTCTGCGCGGAAACGCTTTGGGTTCGCTGGCAGTGAATGCCTACAACGCTGGCAAAGCGAAGTTCAGCTACCGCGACAATGCGGGCGCCGCGAATCAGGTCATAACGCTGACAGCTACGCATACGCAGAAGCTCGGGGCGCCTTCTGGTGAAACAGCGCGACTGGATTTCCTCAACGCCGCCGACGCGCAATTCATTGCCGGGACGACTGGCATTGATGCCGGGACTTCGCACCAGCAGACCGTGACGGTCGGCAACAACTTCACCCTGGCGTTGGCGTCCTATGGTGCGCGCTGGCTGCCGACGGGGAACGCGGCGTTCGTGCCGGACTCCGGGGCGATCTTGTGGACGAAGGCGATCGCCAATGGCGGCGGCACCGTGCAGGACGGCAACAACGTCAAGCGCAGCAGCTTCTACGACATCGACCCTCGCTTCACCATCGGCGTCCACGCCGAAGGCGACGACACCTACACGGTCGGAGGCAACGACACGCTGTACGTTATCAGCGCGGATCAGCTATTCGCGTGGGCCGCTGACAACGCCGGTGGCGGTGTGCAAGACGCCAATGGCTTTGTGGTTCCGGGCATCACGATGACGCAGCGGCTGCTGAACGGAGCTGCGGTGGTGGTCACCAACACGGCAGAAGTGACCAACGCGGCGGGCCGCACGCCGGATCCCGGACTGGATTGGACCACCTTCGTATCGGCCCCAGCCGGCAATCGCACGCAAGAGGCGTTTCCCAATGCCCCGGCAAATGCTGTCGGTCTCGGCACGGCTTCGCAGACCGTCAGTTTCTCGAGCGCCTTCACGGCCGATCGCGCGTTGGCGATCCGCGTGCCGGATGAGGTTAAAGTCGGCGATGCGATCATCTACACGATCGAGTACCTGAAAGGCGACGGCACGCGCGTCACGCTCGATTCAGCCCCAACCGCGCGGGTCTACTACCTCGACAGCAACGGCGTGCAGGTCGATGAACAGCCACCTGCCCTGGCCACGCAATTCGCCGGGCAGCAGGCGTGGTTCCGCAACTGGACGGTCAGCGTTGGTGCCGCCGACAAGGTCTGCGTGATCGAGGTGCGCGCGCCGTTCGCCGGAGCGCCGATCGAGGGGTGCGAGCCGGTGACCGTGCTGTCGCGCTATTTCTCGGTTGGGCGCAGCGCCGTGTCCTGATTTGCAAGCACGCAAGCATCCGCTCTAAGATGCTAGCCGATGAGCGACGAACTAGGCGGCAGAGCGGCAGGCGGGTACGCCCGAGCGAAAGCGCTGACCAAGGCGCAGCGCTCCGCGATCGCCAAGAAGGCCGCGACGAAGCGCTGGTCCAGGGGCGAGGACAGCAAGCCGCCGATCCCGCCAGCTCCCCCGGTCCCGCCCGCTGCGCTGCGAGATCCAACCGACGTACCGCGCCGCAACGACGAGGACCGCGATCCCACGCTCTACAACCGCGTGTTCAATTCGCCGGACGGCAAGAAGGTGCTCGAGGACCTGACCGCGCGCTACTACGACGTGGATACCTTCAAGCCCGGCGGCGTCGCCGAGCAGCGCGAGTCCGACGCGCGCAGCGCGCGCCGAGGCGTCATCCATTTCATCCTGCGCCGCATCGGCCAGGTATTCGATCAACCGGAGACACGATGATGTTCAAGCCGACATTCGCATTGCAGGTCGAGGCCGGAGCCGGAGCCGGCGGTGGCGGCGGCGGTGCAGGGGCCGGAGCCGGCGGTGGCACGGCGCTCGGCCAGGAGCCGGCGTGGGAGACGACCGTCCCCGCGAAGTTCCGCGAGGGCGGCAAGGCCGACGGCGCGATCAATCACGGCGCGATCTACAAGGGCTATTCCGAACTGGAAGGCCAGATGCGCAACGTCGGTAAGCCGCCGGAGAAACCGGACGGCTACAAGTTCAAGCCGGACGACAAGTTCCCGCTCGACACCAAGTTCTTCGAGGACGTGCGCGGCAAGGCCCACGGCGCCGGCCTCACAGACGCGCAGTTCGAGGTTTTCACCGGCACTCTGGCCGAGACGGCGACGAACCTCGCCGCCGAGCTGCGCGCTGACCTGCTCGGCACGCAGGAGGCATGCGAAAAGGCCCTGGGCGAGGTCTGGAAGGACCCGGCGATGGCGGCGAAGAACAGGCAGGCCGCCAATCGCGCCTTCAAGCAACTGTTCGGCGACGACGCCGAAACGCGCGGCGTCATCGGCAACATGCCCAAGGTCATCATGGCGCTGGCGAAGATCGGTGCGGAAATGAAGGAGGACGATTCCCCGGGCGGCGACAGCTCGGCCGAGTCGGCGCAGTCGCTCGACTCCGAGATCGACAAGCTGATGCACGACCCGGCCTACGTGAATCCGTTTGCCAAAACGCACAAAGAGGTCAAGGCGAAAGTGGAAAAACTTTTCGCACAACGCTACGGCACGGCTCCGGTATCTGGGTCGCGTGTCGCATGAATCGCCTTTTCTGGGCCAAGGTAGCCGTTGGCGACGAGGACGCCTGCTGGCCGTGGCTGATGGCGAAAGACCCGAATGGCTACGGGCACACTTCCGAAGATGGCGGACAACGCAAAGCGCATCGCGTGGCTTGGGAGAGGATGAACGGAAAGATTCCAGACGATATGCACGTATGCCACTGCTGCGACAACCGTGCCTGCTGCAATCCTGCGCATCTATTTCTAGGTTCCGCGCTCACGAACATGCGCGACAAGATCGCCAAGGGTCGCGCGCGCTACGTAGTGCCTCGCGGAGAACGCAACGGCCTTGCGAAGATCGCAGACGTCGAGATTCCGGTGATTCGGACGATGCACTTAAACGGTATGCGCCAGACCGCGATTGCGCGCCTGTACGGCGTGCATCCGTCCACGGTGAATAGCATCGTGCGCGGCAAGCACCGCACTGGCACTGGCTTTCTCATGATTTCCGGCACAGCGTAGAATCGACGGCTCCAAAGGAGAAACGACCATGCAGATCGGACAGCGTGTATCAGCCCAGGGACAGGTCGGCCGGATCAACACCATCCGCGCCAACGGCACGGTGGACATCGCGTGCGAGGGCGGAGGTTCCCTCGAGGGCGTGGATCGCCGCGACGTGGAAGTGCTGCCGATCGAGGAGTCCGAGACGACCCCGGTCAGCCACGCGCAGTCGCGCGAGCACGGCAGCCAGCCGCCGCCGCAGTCCGCTCCGCCGGAGGAAGCGCCGGCCACGAAGGCCGTCGAGCCGGACGACCTGACCGTGGCCGAACTCAAGGCCGAACTCGAGGCGCGCGGCGTCGAGTACGACACGAGCGACAAGAAAGACGACCTGGTGAAGCTGCTCAAGAAGGCCATCAAGAGCGGCTGAGTTGACAGCGCGCGGCCGCGCGCCGTAGTCTCAGCTCACGGATTGAGCGGACGGACCCCAGATCGGGGCGAGTCCGCCGGGGACAAAACCCCTCCGTCGCCTCTGTAGGGCCGGCTCGAAAGAGCAGACAACCCGGGCAGGAGTGAACAGCGAAGTACCTGTTCCATTCCTTTCTCCCGGAGAGTCAAATGTCCTTCACCGTCACCGAAAACTTCGTCCGCCAGTTCGCGGCCAACTTCAACCTGCTCGCGCAGCAGCGCCAGTCGCGCCTCGAGCGCTTCATCAGCGACAAGGAAACCGGCGTCGTCGGCGACTCCTTCACGGCCGAGCGCATCGCCGGTGCGGAAGCCAACGATGTCACCACGCGGCACGGCGACACGCCGATCCAGGACCAGGTCCAGAGCCGTCGCATCGGCTTCATGCAGGACGCCGACTGGGGCGAGCTGATCGACAAGCTCGACAAGGTCAAGCTGCTGGCCGACCCGACCAGCCAGACCGTCGCCAACTGCATCGCGGCGCTCAACCGCAAGAAGGACAAGGTCATCATCAACGCCGCGCTTGGCTCCGCCGCTGCGGGCGTGAATGGCGCCTCGTCCATCGCGCTGCCGGCAGCGCAGCAGATCGCCAACGGCGGCACCGGCCTGACGCTCGCCAAGCTGCGCACGACGAAGAAAACGCTGGACAACGCGGAGCAGAACGACGAGGCGTTCTTCGAAATGATGGGCCAGCAGCAGGCTCAGGAACAGCCGTATGGCAATTACGCCAACGCCGGCTACGTCCTGGTCTGCACGGCTGACCAGATCGACAACCTGCTCGGCGATTCGACCATCACCTCGGCCGACTACAACTCGGTCAAGGCGCTGGTGTCCGGCACGATCAACACGTTCATGGGCTTCTACTTCGTGCGCCTCCCCAAGACGGACACGGCCGGCAACAACATGCTGCCGCGCGTGGCCGCCACGACCGTCCGTTCGTGCTTCGCCTTCTCGCCGCGCGCCATGAAGTACGGCACCGGCGTCGAGCCGAGCGCGCGCATCGCCGAGCGTGCCGACAAGAAGTTCTCCTGGCAGGTGTACGGCCAGGTTAGCGTCGGCGCAGTCCGCAAGGAAGATGCCGGCGTCGTCCAGATCGACGTGATCGAGGCGTAAAGATCATCGGCGCCGCAGGTTCCCTGTGACCTGCGGCGCTGATTTCTTCTCACTGGGAATCGCGCAGTAGGCCGGCACTCCGGCACCAACCGCGACAAGGAGCACCACGATGACCACTTTCTACAGCGACCTCCGTACCAACGACCGGGCCTCGCCGCCGGTGAAAACCGACGTGACGCAGCTCGGCGCGCGCATCCGCTACGCCGTCGCCAGCTATACCGTCCCGGCGTCCAGCATCCCGACGATCGCGGACACGATCGAGTTGTTCTACCTGCCGAAGGGCGCGCGCATCCTGCCGGGCAGCAAGTTCTTCAACTCGGCGGGCGCGGCCTCGCAGACCATCGCAGTCGGCGACTCCGGCACGGCCGGGCGCTACCTTGCGGCCACGTCTGTCACGGCGGCTGGCTCGAACCTCATGGAGGCGCATCTGGCCTCCGGCGCGGTGTACGAGGAGCCGGCCGGCGCCATGATCCTGGCCACGGTGGGCGGAGCGACCCTGACGGCCGCCGCCGTCCTGACATTCCACTTCAAGTACGCGCTCGACTGATCTTCCTCCCTGCGGTCGGGTGTAAATTAGGGCCGTCCTTCGGGGCGGCCCTTTTCTTTTAGGAAACGGAAAATGTCAGTTCTCAGCGCAGCAGAGCGAAAAAAACTCAAGCCGGAGCAGTTCGGTCTGCCCGGCGAGCGGAAATATCCGATGCCGGATCGCGCTCATGCCATTAATGCCAAGGCGCGCGCATCACAGGCAGCGGACGCCGGCCGGATCTCGGAGGCGACGGAGGAGAAGATTATCGCCAAGGCCAATCGGGTGCTCAAACGCCGCTGAGGCTGTAGGATTGGGCGCTATCGGCACCTGATGGGGGCGGCGCATGGCTTCGGTGGTCACTATCTGTACGGATGCGCTGCTGCGCCTTGGCGACCGCCCGATCAACACGCTGGACGAGCAGACTGACCGCGCGCGGTTGTGCAGCAACCTGTTCGCCCAGGCCCGCGACTTCGTCATCCGGCGCCACCTGTGGAATTCCTGCATCAAGCGCGTGGCACTGGCGCCGCTCGCGGCCGCGCCGGCCTTCGAATGGGACTTCCAGTTCCTGCTGCCGGCTGACTGCCTGCGCGTACTCTCGCTCGGCGAGAACCGCACCTTCACGGACTACCGCGTCGAGGGCAGCGAAAGCGGCCGCGTCATCCTCTGCGACGAAAACCCGCTCTACCTTCGCTACGTCTGGCGCAACGAGGATCCGGCTACATGGGACCCCGGCCTGATCGAAGCCGTGACGGCGCGCATGACGGTGCTGCTGGCGTACCCGATCACGAAGTCCGCCGCCGTCCGTGATGCGATGGAGTCCAGTTCCGAGCGAGAACAGAAGGTGTCGCGCGCGATCGACGGTCAGGAGGATGTTACCGACGAGTCCGTCAGCTCGACGTTCATCGGCGTCCGCGCTTGAGCAAAATCCGGGCGATCCAGACCAATTTTTCGTCCGGCGAGTTGTCGCCGAAGGTCTTTGGGCGCACCGATATTCAGCGGTACTACAGCGGCGTCAAGACGTGCTCCGGCGGGTTGCCGTTGAAACAGGGCGGCGTCATTCGGTCGCCAGGCACGATCTACGTCAAGGACGCCAAGGATCAGGACGATCGCGGAGCGATTTTCCCGTTCATCTTCGACAAGGTGACGGCCTACGTCGTTGAGCTTGGCAGCACGATCAGGTTCTACTACGGTTCCGGCGCCAATATCGGCCCAGTGCTCGACGGCGGTGGCGCGCACTACGCGATCGCAAATCCGTACACGCTCGACCAACTCGCCGCGATCCGATACGCGCAGAAAGCCAACACGATGCTGCTCGCGCACGGCTCGGTGCATCCGCAGCGGCTCCAGCGCTTCGCCAATGCGCTGTGGGTTATCGGCAACTTCCCGGTGTCGGTCTACCCGTCTGCGGAATTCGGCACGAAGCCGGCGGCGAACATCGCGCTGTCGGCAATGACAGGCGCCGGCATCGTGGTCACGGCCAGCGCCGCATCGTTCCTGGCGTCCGATGTGGGCCGGCAGATCGAGGCCGGCTCGGGGCTGCTCACCATCACGGCGTTCACCGACACCACACACGTTACCGGCACCTCGGTCCGTGACTTCGACTCGCTCGCCTACGTGTCGCAGACCTGGACGCTGACCGACTCGCCGCAAACGAAGCTCACGCCGAGCGCGGTCGGCACCACCGGCGCGACCATCACGCTCACGGCCACGGCTGACGCCTTCCGGGTCGGTGACATCGGCAAGTACGTGAAGATCAACGACGGTATCGTTGAAATCACTGTCTTTACCAACGCGCTGAACGTCAACGGCATCGTGCGCAAAGTGTTGTCGGTGGCCACGGCCGCCGAAGCCGGCGCCTGGACGCTCGAGGAAAAATCGTGGTCAACGGCGCGCGGTTTCCCGCAGTCCGTTGGCGTCTATCAGCAGCGCGTCGTGTACGGCGGCACGACCAGCCAGCCGAACACGATCTGGGGGTCCGCGATCGGCGACACGACCGACTTTGCCATCGGCGTCAATGCCGACGATGCCTTCCAGTTCACACTGGATTCCGGCACCGCCGACCTGGTGCAACATCTGGAATCGTTGCGCGCGTTGATCGCGCTCACCTCGTCTGCCGAGCACAGTTTGAAGGGGCAGGGCAGCGCCTTGTCGTCCGTGTCGGTGGACGCTAACGCGCACACGTTCTACGGATCCGGCGACGTGAAGCCGACGAAGATCGGGTATGAATTGCTGTTCGCCACCTTCACCGGCAAGCAACTCCGCAGTTATTCCTACGATTTCACGACGGACAGCTACCAGAGCGCGGACCTGTCCGAGCTTTCGGACCATCTGCTGTTGCCCGGCCTACGCCGCATGGCCTACGCGAAGGAGCCATATCAGGTTGTTTGGGGCGTGATGGCGGACGGCACACTGGCCTCACTGACCTACGACGCCACCAGCGACGTGCAGATGCGCGGGTGGGCGAGCCAGCCGGCGAACGGGGCCTATCTCGACGTGTGCTCGGTCCCGGGCGCGACCGGCGACCAGGTCTGGTTCCGCACGAAGCGCAGCATCAATGGCGCGAACAAGTGGTTCATCGAGTACCAGAGCTACGACGTGAACACGCACGCGGCCTTCGTCAAAACGGCTGGTCTGCCGGCCTCTAGCATCGTCACCGGAATCGCGCATCTGATCGGGCAGACCGTTGACATCCTTCTCGACGGCGTGGCGCAGGTACAGCAGGTTGCCGCAAATCCTCTCAACTTCGTGCGCGCCGCCGACACGCGCATCGAGATCGGAGTGCCGTACCTGTCTCGCATCGTGCCGCTCAAGATCGAGTTCCAGCAGGACGGCAGCTCGCAGGGCCGCGCGGCGAGCGTGAACGAGGTCGTGCTGCGCGTCATCGAGAGCCGGGGCCTCAAGGTCAATGGCCAGGTTCTGCGCGGCCGCGATTTTGGCGTCGCGGTACTCGACAAGCCGCCGGTCATCCGGAACGAGGACCTGCAACTGACGACGCTCGGCTGGAGCTTCGCGCAGAATGAGGATCTGGAAGAAATTACGCAGGAGTTGCCGTACTTCTTTCACCTGCTGTCGGTTGTTCGACACGTCACGATCAATTAGGCGGACCTGAACATGGCTGGCATGGGCGGCAGCGGATATCTCGGGATGATCGGCGGCATCGTTAAGGCCGTCGGCAACCGCTACGACGCCTACGAGCAACAGAAGGAACTTAAATACCTCGCGTCCTTGCGCGAGCGCTCCGCCGAGGACGCGCTGGCGATGGGTCAGATCAAGGCCAAACTGGTGCGCACCGCTGGCCGCCGCTTCCTGGGCGAGACGCGCGCCGACTACGCGGCCTCCGGCGTCATGGTGGACACTGGCAGCACGGCGGCCGTGGAGAGCGACATCAGCCGCAACGTCGAGCGCGACGCACTGCTGACGATCTACCAGAGTCAGGTCGATGCGGCGGCGCTGCGCGCTGAGG